AAACAAATACCTCAAGATTGCGGAATACCTCCGCAAGTGGTGGGGCAACATAGTCTGGCTGGAAGGAACCGACCGCGACTATATCGCCCAGATCATGGACTACACCGAGGACGCCGAACACGACGATGCGCCGGATTCCGCAGCCTGTGTATGCCGATGGTACGACAGGCGCAAGGGACAGGCTTATGTGTCCCCGTTTGGAGGGTAGAGTATGATACTGACGTTTCAAGATTTCAAGACCGCCGTGGAGAAGGGCAAGCAGCTCACCTTCATCCGGGACGCGATAGAGAACCACCGCAACAGTGACCAGTTCAAGATCGCCGAGATTGCAGACGAGTACGATGCCCAGCGCAACACCACCATCAACGACATGGTGCGGAAGATATACAGCCTGACGGGCAAGGCCATGGAGGACTTCACTGCCAGCAATAACCGCATCGCGTCAAACTTCTTCCGGCGGCTGATTACTCAGCGGTGTACATACTCCCTGGGCAACGGGCTGACGTTCGATACCGATGGCGTGAAGGAAAAGCTGGGTGACAAGTTCGACACCGACCTGTTCCAGATTGCCTACAACGCCCTCAAGCATCGCGTGTGTTTCGGATTCTGGAATGTGGACAGGCTGCATAACTTCCCGCTGACGGAGTTTGTGCCGCTGTTCGATGAAACAGACGGAACGCTACGGGCCGGGATTCGGTTCTGGTCGCTGGACTGGAAGCAAAAGCCCGTGTATGCCGTGCTGTATGAGGAAGACGGCTACACCAAGTATAAAAGCAAGGGCAAGAGCGGACTGGCGATGGAAGAACTGGAACCCAAGAGGGCCTACCGCCAGACCATCGCGCATACGGAAGCCGGGGGCGATGAAGTCATCGGTGAGGATAACTACGGCAGCCTTCCCATCGTGCCGCTGTGGGGCAACAAAGCCCACCAGAGCGTCCTCGTGGGCATGAGGGCAGCCATCGACAGCTATGACATCATCCAGTCGGGCTTTGCCAACGACATGACCGACTGCGCCGAGGTCTACTGGCTGATCGGAAACGCCATGGGCATGGAGGACGAAGAAGTCCAGCGGTTCATGGATAGGCTGCGCTTGGCTCATGTGGCTGTGGCCGATACCGACAACAGCAGCATCACGCCCTACACGCAGGAACCGCCATACAACGCCCGTGAAGCGTATCTCAACCGCATCGAGTACAGCCTGTATCGGGATTTCGGCGCACTCAACACCAAGGACATCAGCGCCGGGAATGTGACCGCCACGCAGATCAAGGCTGCGTACCAGGCGCAGGACGAAGAAGCTGATGCGTTCGAGTATCAGGTTATAGATTTCGTCCAGCACATCCTCGCGTTGATGAATATCCAGGCGGTGCCGACCTTCAAGCGCAACCGCATCGCCAATCAGGCAGAGGAAGTCAACATGATCATCGCGGCTTCTTCTTACCTCGACACGCAGACCGTCCTCGAAAAGCTGCCGATCACCACGCCGGACGAAGTGCCGGAGATCATGGCACGGCTTGACGCAGAGGGCAGCGAACGCCTGGAAGCACCGTCAGACAGTCAGAATAGCCCCATAGACAGCGAGGAACAAGCGGGGGTATAACCCATGCCCGATATCGGAGAAAAGGCCACAGAGCGCGAATACAAGCGTCTACGAGCAAAGATAAGGGACGTATACCAGCAAGCCTACGAGGAAATCTATCAAAAGAACCTCGACTTTGTGCGTCGGCATGAGCAGAAAGAGCGTCAATACCGCCAGATGGTAGCCGAGGGCAGGATATCACAGGCCGACTTCGACGCTTGGATGCGCGGTCAAGTCTTCCAGGGCAGAATGTGGGAAGCGCAGCGCAAACAAATGCAGGAAACGCTTTACCACGCGGATGAGATCGCGCTGCAGATGGTCAACGATTCCCGCTACTCTGTGTTCGCCGACAATGCCAACTACATCGGCTACACATTGGAGAAGGGCGCAAGGGTAATGACCAGCTTCGGGCTGTACGACGCTGACAGCGTCAGACGGCTGCTTAAAGAGGAACCGTATCTCCTGCCGCCCCGCAAGCTGGCTGGCCGTGACAAATCATACCAGTGGTACAATCGGCAGATTCAGACGGCGATCACCCAAGGCATCATCCAGGGTGAACCGCTGAAGGACATCGCAAAGCGCATCGGCAAGCAGACCGGGGAAACGGACATGAATGCCATGCTCCGCAACGCTCGGACGATGCAGACCGGGGCGCAGAACGCCGGACGGATTGAGGGTATGCACCAGGCGCAGCGGCTGGGCATCAACGTCAAAAAGCAGTGGATGGCCACGCTTGACAGCCATACCCGCGATGCCCACCAGGCGCTGGACGGGCAGACCGCAGAGGTGGACAAGCCGTTCAAGAGCGAACTGGGGCCGATTATGTACCCCGGCGACCAGGCGGCGAACCCCGCCAACGTGTGGAACTGCCGATGCACACTGGTGTCAGTGTACCCCGAGTACCCCGATGAGATGATGAAGCGCCGGGACAACGAGACTGGCGAGATCATCGACAACATGACATACCGGGAATGGGAGGCGATGAAACGTGGCAACCGTTGACATCACCGACAACAGCGCTGAAGTCCGCGCCGCGCTGGAACAGGCCAAAGCCCGTGCCCTTGAAATTATCGGGGGCAAGATCGAGCGATACGCCAAGGCTCTGTGTCCCGTGGGCACGGAGGAAAGCACGGGCATCAAGGGCTACAGGGGCGGTACGCTGCGCAACAGCATCACCCATCGGGTGGATGCTGATGGCGGTACCGTTGAAGTGGGAACCAATATCAAATATGCTCCGTAGACACACATGCGGCCTTGCGCGGCAACGCGCATTGAATAATCGGGCAAAATCGGAAAAGGCTAACGCTGTGTTCGTTGACTTCCATCTCCGAGTTTGGTACAATGTTATATGGAGGTGGGAACATAATGAAGACAGTCAAAAACGACTTAACAGGTCGGAGGTTTGGACGGTTGACCGTGGTCGGTGTAGATGACAGGAACACACGCAAGACGTATTACTACTGCCAATGCGACTGCGGGACGGTCAAATCCATTCGGTCGGACGGATTGCTCTCGGGAGCGGTTCAGTCGTGCGGGTGCATGAAGCGGGAACAGGACAAAGCGAACCTGACTGCAAACCACAAGCACAAAATGAGCCACACACGCCCATATGATATATGGCAAGGCATGAAAGGCCGATGCTACAATCCGAACGACGCGAGGTACGACCGATATGGTGGGAGAGGGATTAAGGTTTGCGACGAATGGCGCGAGGATTTCAGCGCGTTCTATTCGTGGGCTATAGAAAACGGATATGCCGATAATCTCACCATAGACCGAATCGATAACGACAAGGGCTATTCCCCTGAAAACTGCCGATGGGCTGATGCAGAAACCCAGTCCAGAAACCGCTCAACGAACATCAATATCACCATAGGCAATGCCACAAAGACGCTGAAAGAATGGTGTGAGATATTCGAGCTGGATTACAGTAAGATAAACGGCAGATATAAGAGAAACGGCTTCAAGGGGATAGACGATCTGTTCCATTGCTAATTCCGAGGTAACCGGGAACAGCACCCGGCACCGTAGAGCGTAGAGGGTGAGCGATAAGCGAGCAATAATCCCTCCAAGAGTGTCCGACATCCCACCGGGATGGTGATGTACGCCGACCTTATGGGAAACCATAAGAAGCAGAGGATAAAAAGCCTTTGCGATAACAAAGTGATGTTGAACTGGGCACCGGGCCGCACTACACGCCGCCGCCGGAGTGGATGGAGAACACCGCAGAGCGAGGGCACGGCATAGGCCATGGATTCGTCCACCCGCGCCCATACCTGCGTCCGGCGGTCATAGACCATACGGACGAATACGAGAACGTCCTCAACAGGGAATTGAAAAACGCATAATTGCAATAAATCCAGCGCTCGGAGCAATCCCGGCGCTGTTTTTATACCACGGGCCGTAGAGTGGGACACGACAGAAACGCCGCCCCGCCGCGTTACGGCCCTTACATCATCTTAGGGTAGCACCCGTAAACAGCGAGAAAGGATGAAAAACATGGCTATTGACTTTGAAGCGATCATCACAAAGCACGCTGGCGAGGATGGCAGCATTCCCGCCGGGAACATTGGCAAGGTTGTGTCCGCGATTTCTTCTGCCGTGGGCCGGGAGTTCGTGGCGAAGGACAGGTACAACACCAAGCTGGACGAGATCACCCAGCTGGAACAGGACAAGGCCGCAGCCGAGGACAGCGCAACCAAGGCTGGAACGTGGGAGAAGAAGTACAACTCTCTCAAGGAACAGTTCGACACCTTCAAGGCCGACACCGACGCAAAGGAGAAGCTGTCCAGCGTCAAGGCCGCGTACCGCAAGCTGCTGGAAGAAGCAGACATC